CGGTGCTTGCGGCGCATCTCGTAAGTTCCGCCCAGCAAGTCTTCAATCAGAATCCAATGCGCCTCTTGCGCGTACCACGTGGAGTTTGCATCCTGCACACGGGTGACCTTACGCTCTGCCGTAGGCCGGTCGTAGTAGTTGAAACCCGTGTACATGTCATATGTCAAGCTGCAGTCAGTGTAACGCTGTTGCGGGTTACCTTAATTTCAAACTCATCGCCAGGGTTGAAGCCCATCTCCTTGACGTACCCTTCACCAATGGACAGCTTGCCGTTGAACTGCACCTTGGTTTTGTAGGTCAAGGTGCGACCTGCCTTTTTAGGGCCAGCCAATGCAATGCCCTTGGCCTCGAGGAGCGCTTCGTAAAACGCGGTGAAGCAAAGCTTTTCGCCTTTGATGTAGCCGCATTCACGGACCAGCTCGGTCTTGTTAAGGTGCCCAGCTTCTTTGACTTTCGACAGTAGTTCAGCGCCGGTCAGCATGAGTGCAGTAAATAGATAGCGGATTTAATATAGCCTGATGCCAGTGCTTCGTCCAGCATTGGCGTGCAGTGGGTTGAACTCACGCCAGATGATGTAGCCAAGTGCATCGTTCATGTGGTCATAGCCTGCGTCCTTGTCAGGCTCACCTTTCTCGTTGTAGGACTGCAACTCAAGGCACTCAATCACTTTGCGGCAGCCGCTTGCTACCTGTAGCCGAACTTGGCCTTTGCCGTTTTCCAGCAAAGCTTGAACAGCAGCCACGCGATCGCGGACGGGAGGATTGCTGCGCGGCGATTGGTTTGACATGCCGTACGACTCAAGGATTTGGATGTCTGTTTGTGCAGCGTTGGTGCTGCGGTTGCCGCCACTGGCGTCAGGGTAAACATAGATGCGATGCGTCGGGTATCTGGATTTGATCGACTGCGCCAGGGCGTCAGTGTCATGCGCACCTGAGATCTCATCTATTACTAACAGGCTGCTGCCCTGCCGGATGGCAATTACGGCTGACATGTTGCCAACGTTAAAGTCAACGCCAACCCTGAGCGGCTCTTTACTGATGTCTGGCATGGTTGCCAATACATGTTTGCTGCGATCAAAGCGGTCATACACCTGGCCAGTGGTGAGGTTGACGAATTCGCCGTCTAGATACGCCTTGAGCAAGCTTGGATCGTAGTTGGCCTGCAGTCGCTCAATAAAGTCCGGTGGCAAGTGTGGGTTGTCTACGGTGCGCATCTTGATCAGATGCCGATCTGGCCGCGCTTTTGCGTCATCACTGCCAAACGTGTTCCACATCCAGCGGAAACCCTCTGGCGTGCTGGCCGCGGCAAACTGCCGGACATTGCCCGAGCGCAAACGACCAAGGATCTTGGGAAATGCCTTGTTGGCAATGCTGGGCGTCACCGTATCGATCTCGTCAGCCAACACCCAGGCAAGGTTCAAGCCGATAATCCGTGACCAGTTCTCAAACGACCGGCAAAGGATCTTGGTGTCACCCTGCGGTAGGTGCAGCGTGTATTCCGGCAGCGGACTAGCTCTGAAGGTGTACGGAATGTCATACGCCTCTAGGAAATCATCAAAGTCGTTCTGCCAGATGTCACGGATCAGTGGGCCAGTGGGTTCCATCACGGCGCCGATAAAGCCTTGATTGGCTGCGGCCAGCATTACCGCCTTGGCGCATAGCGCCCTAGTCTTGCCGGCGCCATACCCGGCAGAGATACCAAGAATCTGCGTTGCGGTGTCATCCACAAACGCAAGCTGCCCTGGGTGCAGGTCTGCGCGGATGGCGGCCAGGCGCTCGGCTAAATCCAGCTCGTTGGATTCATCTAATTGCAATGCTGATCGCAAAAGCAGATCAGCTTCAATGCAGCTCACTTGCCAACAAGGCCAAGCATTTCAGCTTGCAGGCGGACAGCGCCGATAACGGAACCAAGCTGGTTAGTTCTCATTCCGCGTTCAATTGTCATCTCTAGCGTTTGCAGTCGCTTTGCCTTTATTTCGGCCAGCGTTGACTTATCCCACGTTTGATACAACAACTGTTTGGCGCAGTCGTACCACTTATCTGCGGTCGGACGGCACACCCCCCATTTTTCAATAATGAGCTTTGGGATTGATATGCCGTTCGAGCCAGCAGCTACTATCTCGGCCAATTCAGACCAAATGCACAACAGCTCTTCGTGAGTGTAGTGGGTTTTCTCTTTGGTCTTTGACCGTGCCATGTGATCAGCGTACCTGAACTGGCATTACCAGTGTAAGACCAGGCTCAAATACTACAGGGGTAGTTGAGGTGTTGCCGCTGATAGTAGCAGTATCACCGTCGAGATGCTTAAAGGCATCAATGAGGTAATGCACGTTGAAGGCAAGCGTGGGCAGCGTGCCATCCATGGCAATGGACTCTGAGCCGCTGTTGGCTTCGGCCTCGGCGGCAATGGTGAGTCGCTTGGCTTTGGTGGTGAGCTTGACGACGCTGTTGTGGCTGTCGGCAATGACGGCTACGCGCTCAAGTGCAGCCAGCATGGCAAGGCGGCTAACGGTAGCCGTGTGCTCGTAGCTGGCGGGTACCAGCGCTTGCACGTTGGGGTAGATGCCATCCAGCAACCGCGAGACGATCATGGTGCCATCAGCAAGGGCGATAGCGGCCTGATGCTTGTCTGCGGTGATGGTGGCCGGCTGACGGATCTGCTGCAGGGTGCGAGCGGGTAACACGAGGTCGAGGTCTGCGGCATCGGTGTCGGCGGTACGCACGGCAAGTCGATGGCCGTCTGTGGCCTCAAGGCGCAAGGCACCGCTTGCGATGGTGACGTGCACGCCGGTCAGCAGCTGCTTAGACGCGTCGGTGGCAGCAGCAGGCAATACGGCCGCCAATGGCGCTGTGAGGTCCACAGCAGCGCCTGCAGCAGCATCCACCACGGGCAATGCAGGAAAATCCTCCGCAGAGGCCACGGAGAGGCTGTAGGAGCCGCCTGCAGCGGTCAGCGTGATGCGTGTACCGTCCACAGCCAGCGACAGCGCCTCAGAAGCGTCCAGACGGCCTGTGATGTCCGCCAGGAGCCGATGGGGTACCACGCAAGCGCCAGCGGTGTTTACAGCAGCGGTGATGGCGGTGCTGATGCCAAGGTCGAGGTCGTAAGCGGTGATGCGTACGGCGCCGGCATCAGCAGCGAGGAGTACGCCAGCAAGGATCGGATGGCCAGAGCGCCCGGTGCCTACAGCGCGGGATACAGCGCGGAGAGCATGGGACAGGTCGGCCTGTGAGCAGGTGAATTTCATTGTGCAGCAGCTTCGGATAAGGCGTTGATGATGGCGTCGCAATCAACTTGAAACGAACCAACGAGTTCCAACGGGATCGGCTGGCTGTCGTCCTGTGCGTTGTCGCGGATGGCATGGGCGTAAGCCAATGCCTGGGTGATGGATTCATGAAGCCGGTTGATCACCGGCGACTGCTTGGCGGGAATGCTGATCGAGTCTTGTGATGACATACGCAACGAGATGCTCAACGTGTCGGTGCGACAGATCACCACGCATGTGGGCAGCAGCACCGGACACGAGGCGATGGTAGTCGGCTGTGGTCAACCCTGCAACCCCACTGCTTAAGGAACGGTCACGGATCAGCTGCGCGCGGCTGGTGCCGAGTGATGCGGCCTGCTGATCCAAGGCGGTGAGGTCTTCGGGCTGGAAGCGGACTTTGATTTCTTGCATTGGTTCCATGGGTGAGGCGGCAGCATACGTCCAACCAGGGTTTTGGGGTTAGGACGGCGAGATTCCTTGCGGGCCAAGGCTTCTCCTAACCGTCTAACCTCCTAACCTCTAGTAGTAAGTAAGTAAAGAGGGGGTAGGGGGGGAGTACGGGGTAACTCTGTAAGGGAAGTGGGTCGGTCCGCTGGTTAGGCGGCTGAGATCGACTGCAGCGCAAGGCGTCTGACCGTCTAGCCGGCATGTTGGCCGTCCAACTGGTAGTACCAGCGCCTCTTGCCGGTCGATTCGCGGCGTTTCGCCCAACCCAGCTCCTTCAGGATCGAAGCCACCTGCATCTGGTCGGCCTTGGACTGGCGCTCCATGGGTTTCTGGATGGCCTTGGCGAGGATCTCCTCGGAGGTCAGCAGGTCAGTGCTGCGGCGATCAGCGAGGTAGGAAAGGATGGCGGCACGCCATGGCGACTCGATCATGTAGGCATCGTTTTCCTGCTGAACGGCAAGCTCCATGGCAGCCGGCAGCCGGCTGGTTTCACCGTTGCGGTAGGCATGAACCGCTGCAGACCAGATGGCATCACGTTCCATTAAGAGCATGGCGGTATTGATTTGATCCACCTGTGTGCGGGTTGTTGGTATCACCCAAAAACGACGGTTGCCGGTTTCATCTACAAGAAAACCAGCGGTTTTATTGGTGGTGCCAACAATGATGCCACGCCTTGGGAATGCTTCAACAGCCTTGCCATATGGCACGCGGAGCAGATCTACCGCCTGCGATAAAAACGCCTTGACTTGTCCAGCGTGCTTGCGATTGGTGATGTGATCAAGCTCCGCCCATTCCATTATCCATGACCGATGGAGCACCATTACGTCGTCTTTGGTGCTGATGTCACCCAACGCATCTGAGTAAAACGGACCACCCAAACAGCCCCAGAAGCTGGATTTGTATGCACCTTGATCGCCCATGATCACGCAAGCGGTATCATGCTTGAAACCAGGATCAAAGGCACGAGCAACAGCACCGATCATGGTGCGCTTAAGCATCTCGTCGTAGATCGTGGTCTCACCGCCTTGGTCCTCTGGGCGAAGGTATGCGGTAGCAAGGCCGTCGATGTAAGCCGGCTGAACGTGCTGCTCGCAATGGGTCAGGTACTCGGTTACGGGGTCGTAGGGGTTCTCGTTGGCGACCTGCACAAGGCAGTCAATAGCCAGCTCCTTGCCGACCTTGTAGCCCATCTCTGCCAGCTTCAGGTAAAAGCGGTCGGCGCCATCAATGACCTTGCCCTTGATTTCGATCTGTTGGGTGAAGACGTTGTAGCGGATCTCATCGGTTTGACTGCGTAGCAGTGCCAATAGCTCTGCGGTTTCCAGCTTTTCCGGTTTCGTGATGATCGGCGCATTGGCATCGCTGTCACCACTGCCGCCGCCTGTCGCAACCCTGCGCTGCGGCTCACGCCGATGGGGTCGCCAGCCGTCTTTCTTGGCCATGTCGCCAAGGGTGCCAAGGCTGATGCCGGATTTCTTGAAGCTGCGCCATTTGCGCTGGCAATCACTGGGCTTGTGCTTGCCGGACTGCGCTGACCACTGCTCCCAGTCGTCTAGCAAGGCGTCATCGCCAACGCTATGGAGCGCCATCCCAACGGCTAGCCAGTCGTCGTAGTCATCAGCGCGACTGCTGGCCAGGGCTTCGAGGTAAGAACGCGCCCGGGCGGCATCGTCAGCGCCATGCGCTACTGGTGGCAAGACCACCGGTTCGGCCACTGGCTTAAGCATCCGCTCGATCAGGCAAAGCGGCGCCTCGGCTAGGTCGAGGTCTTCGGGGCTGTATTTGGCTACCCAGCGGTAACCGCTGGTGGTTGGGTGCGCGCCGGCTACAACAGACTGGCAGCCGGTCCAACGGAGCTCCACCTGCTCGGGCTTGCCGTCGGAGTCGGTGACACCTGACTTGTATTTGCGTGTGGCGATGCCATGCCAATACTCCTCTGGTACGCGGTAGATGACCTGAAACCTGCCGTCACGACCGGAGGTAACAGTCCACGAACGCGGCAACGACGACATGGGACAACCCCAGTCGCGAAGGATGGTGCTAGCGCTGCGGCCGTCGTGGTCTAGGAACAGCAGGCCACCAGATGGCACACCACAGCAAACACCGATAGCACGAGCGCGACCGGAATCAAGTTCGGCCTGCAGGCTGGCTTTATCTAGTGGGTTGTCCTGCCACTTGAGTTGATACGGCCGCTTCTGGCCGTCAACAGCAACGTATCCCCACCCATCGGGCAGGCGGTTTAACTCATCGCGCAGGTTCACTCGGACTCCTTGGCGCGGCGCATGGCTTCCTCAACCACAAGGCGGATTACTGCGCTGCGGGACAGGCCAGCAGCGCGTTGCCGGTCTAGCCACTGCATCTGTTGCGGCGTGAACAAAACTGAGATGGGGTGCACGGCTTCGGCTGAAAGCTTGCCAAGCTTAGCCAAAGTCGCTAAGGTTGCAAGGCACCCCACGGCTGCGCCTGCTTGTGAACCCTATTTACCGAATCACCTACCAACGCCCTTGGGGCAAATGCGTGGTTAACACCACTCAATTCGCTACTGAGGCGGAATTGCGGATTGGCTTTGCCAAATCATACAAAGGTTGCGATCTTCTTGAAATTCAAGACGTAACAAAAGAGTATCTACCCAACTCATGAGCAGAACCTATTTAGAGCAAAATGTTTACGACGCCGCTATTGAGCGGCTCGACTTTATCTTTCAGCATTTTACCCGTGTGTACGTCTCCTTCTCTGGTGGCAAGGACAGCGGAGTTCTTCTGAATCTTGTTTGCGACTACGTGCGAGAGCGCAAGCTGCCGATCAAAATTGGCGTTCAGATTATGGACAACGAGGCCAATTACACCCATAGCGAGGAGTTCATGCATCGCATCCTCCAAGCCAACCGGGACATCCTTGACATCTATTGGTGCTGCCTGCCCATCACCCTGCCTTGCACCGTTTCCTCCTACGAAATTGACTGGCAGTGCTGGGGCGAAGCCGACCGTCACCGCTGGATTCGCCCCATGCCGCAGCAGGATTACATCGTCAATCTCCAAAACCATCCCTTTGGCGACCTGTTCATCGAGAACATGGATTACGCCACTTTCTGGGACATGTTTGCGGAGTGGTACAGCCATGGCGAGCCTTGCGCAAACTTGATCGGCATTCGCACCGTTGAATCGCTCAACCGTTTTCGGGCCATCCTGAATCAAGAGAAAGAGACCATGCTTGGCCGCATGTGGACCAAGAAAAACACGGCGCATACCTACAACTGCTATCCGATCTATGACTGGCGCACAGAGGACATCTGGACCGCTAACGCCAAATTTGGATGGGATTACAACAACCTTTATGACGTGTTTTACATGGCTGGCATTCCTATCAAAAAGATGCGGGTTGCTTCTCCGTTTATGTCAGAGTCCAAATCCAGTCTTGCTATGTATCGGGTAATCGACCCGCAGGTCTGGGCGAGGCTTTGCGCGAGAGTTGGCGGTGCTAACTTCATGGCTACCTACGGCAAACAGCTTGATTACAAATCCTTTAAGCTGCCCGCAGGCCACACTTGGAAATCCTTTGTGAAGTTCCTGCTGGCCACCTTGCCGGATCAGTCAAGCGCAAATTTTAAGCAGCGCTTCATCCAGTCAATCCGCTACTGGGGCAGGGTGGGGCGCGGTCTTCCTGATGCCATTATTGAAGCTCTTGGCCGTATTGGCATTCGCTTTTACATCAATGGCACCACGCGCCACGGCGGCAACAATTTGCGCCGCGTAGTGATCAAGGTGCCGCCTGACCACCTTGATGATCTGCCATGCCACAACAGCATGGTCACATCTTGGAAGAGGTTTGCTATCACAATGCTCAAGAACGACCACACCTGCAAATACTTGGGCCTGGCGCCAACGCAAGAGCAGCAGCGCCGCCAGAGATCAATCCAACGCAAGTACAGCCAAGTCCTCAACCGTTCCGCCAAATGAAGATCCTGAACGCCGCACAACTTCCTGATGACCGCGTTGTGCAATGCCCACGTGGTGGTTTCACCAGTCATCGGCTTGTCGTCGAAACCGACGGCATGGGCTACAGCATGACTAAAACCGTTATTCACCCTGGCAAGCCGCACCGCTGGCACTATCAACACCACCTTGAAACGTGCTACTGCGTCAGCGGCAAAGGTCTGCTGATCAATGAAACCACGCAAGAAATCATCGCGATTGGCCCTGACGTGACCTACGTGCTTGACAAGCACGATGCTCACACGTTTGAAGCCTTAGAGCCCACCACGTTGATCTGCGTATTCAACCCACCCCTTAAAGGCAATGAACTCCATGACGAGAACGACTCTTACCCTTGGCGATCCCCGGTCTATTCTGTTCGCAGTATTCCTATTGAGAAAGTTACCGCCAACGATTACAACCCCAACTCTGTGGCGCCGCCTGAAATGGCGCTACTCGAAACATCCATCTGGGAAGATGGTTACACGCAACCTGTCGTTGTCGTGCATGATGCCGAGCGTGACCTTTATGTGGTCGTTGACGGTTTTCATCGATACCTGACGCTAAAAAACAGCCAACGCATCCGTGAACGCGAAGGTGGCCGCTTGCCAGTGGTTGTACTCCGCAAGGAGCTCCATGACCGCATGGCGTCAACCATCCGTCACAACCGCGCTCGTGGTTCACACAACATCGAACTGATGAGCGTGATCGTTGCCGAATTGATCGAGATGGGCAAAGGCGATGCATGGATTTGCAAGCATATTGGCATGAGCCCTGATGAGCTGTTGCGCCTGAAACAGGTGACCGGTCTAGCCTCGCTATTCCTTGGCAAGGATTTCAGCAAGGCATGGGACGTTGAGCAGATCGACAACATCACAGAGGATCTCGAACGTGAAGCTCAAAAGGATCTGGTTGCCCATTGATACTTGGGAAGAGATCGGCTACAACATGTGGGGCGATGTGCCAAATCGACGCATTGCTCTGTATCGCGCACAGATCTTCACCGGCAATCACCGCCTTTACGGGCGCTACATGCAACGGGTCACCGTGGAATGGCCCAACAGCTGCATCAATGCACTGACTGACTACAACCTCAACCGCAAAGCATGGATCGGGCACGCAGCCTGCGCGCTGGCCCTTCGATGCCCTGAAGACATCATTAGACAAGCATGGGGACTTTTGACCGATGAGCAACGGACATTGGCAAACCAACAAGCGGATCGAGCCATTCGCGCCTGGGAGATGCGCTACCGCCAGAGTCTCGGAATACGTGCGCACGTGGAAAGCCCGTTGTTATTCGCACGAGATTCCAGATGAGGTGCCGGCCAAAGTAGCTGCGTCAGGCCGCGCGCCGTCATGGCGAGCTGTCGCCATTGCCTTGCTGCAGAACGATCTGCACCTTTACCAGCTGGGCTATGCGCGGCCTGCATACGAGCGGCAACGCCGTGCCGTGACTATGGCCCAAATTGCCATGCACGGAACACCTGCAGATGGCACGCAATTGGAGCTGCCTCTATGAACCTCCGCCCCTACCAGCAACAGCTGATCACCGCCATCCGCCTGCAATACCAGCTAGGCCACCGCAAGGTGCTGGCAGTGCTGCCGACCGGCGGCGGCAAGACGGTGATTTTCAGCCACATCGCCCAATCCGCTGCTCGCAAGGGCAACCGCGTGTTGATCGCCGTTCACCGGCAGGAGCTGCTGGATCAAGCCTGCCGTTCACTGCCGATGCCGCATGGCGTGATCGCCGCCAACCGCGGCATGGATCTATCCGCAGCAGTGCAGGTTGCCAGCGTCCAGACGCTTGCCCGCAGGCTGCACAAACTGCCGCCTGATTTCTTTCAGCTGGTGATCATCGACGAGGCCCACCACAGCAATGCCGGCACCTGGGCCAAAACGCTGGAGCATTTCCACCAATCGCATCTGCTGGGCGTCACCGCAACCCCGATCAGGCTCGACGGCCGCGGCCTTGGCGAGCACTATCAGGTCATGGTGGAAGGTCCCAGCGCTGCCTGGCTAACCGACAACGGCTACCTCGCCGCGGCCAAGGTGCTAGCGCCACCGGGTTTTGACACCACCGGCCTGCGCAAGCGGATGGGTGACTTTGACGCCCGTGAGGCGGAGCACCGTGTCGGCACGATCATGGGCGACTGCCTAGGCCACTACCGCAAGCACCTATCGGGCCAGACTGCAATCGCGTTCTGCTGCTCTGTGGCGCACGCGGAAGCAGTGGCAGCACTCTTCCAATCAGCAGGCATCGCCGCGGCCAGTATTGACGGCAGCATGACTAGCGAGCAGCGGCGTGACCTGCTGCAGGCGCTAGGCACTGGCCGGATCAAGGTGCTCACCAGCTGCGCACTGATCGGCGAGGGCGTCGATGTTCCATCAGTCGGCGGCTGCATCCTGCTCAGACCCACTGCATCCACCAGCCTGCACCTGCAGATGATCGGCCGGTGCCTTAGGCCATCGCCCGGCAAGGCTGCAGCAGTGGTGCTGGATCACGTCGGCAATACGCTCCGGCTTGGCCATCACCTAGAGCCGCGCGAGTGGAGCTTGGACGGCGAGCGCAAGCGGGATCGGGAGAAAGCACCCAGCGTCAAGGTGTGCCCCAGTTGCTTTGCCGCCATGGCCAGCCAGGCCAAGCAATGCGGTGAGTGTGGGCATATGTTCGCTGCCGAGGCACGCGAGCTGCAGCAGGTGGATGGGGAGCTGGTGGAGCTAGCCATGCGCGCCAAGCGGCGTGAGCAAAGCGGCGCTCAAACGCTGCAGCAGTTGATCGCACTAGGTCAGCAGCGGGGATACAAAAATCCAGTCGCATGGGCAAAGCACGTCTTAGCCGCACGCCAAACCAAAGGACAGTGGAGCAAAGTCAAGTGAGCAAGTTTTGCATTGATCTTGAAGGCATGATGCTGCCTGATGCTATTGCCGCAGTTGTTGAGGCTTGGTGCGAAGCGCAAGATATAGATGGCGCGGATGAGCTGCCAGGCAATGCGCAATCCGCGACAGATTACGCGGCATGTTCATTTTATAAATCAATTAATTTTCATGGCTTAAATTATGATGGCAGCCCATGGGAACGATTGCTTAGAGAATCTACTTTTTATGGATGCGACCAAGAATGGAGCATGGGCCCCAGGTGGGACGGTCAACGCTTTCGGCCTCGATTGACGCATGTTGATGAGCGCGGCAAATCAAAATGGGTTTTGCTGCCATTTGAATGGGCAGTTATAAACGCAAATGATATTTGCAATTACGCCAGCGATATAGTTGAGTGGGTTGAAATGGAAAATAAAACACTTGCAAATGCTCATAAGCGTGTTTTTGCCTTTTATTTTTCGCCATCAAATAGCAGTGCTTTCTGAACAATCCATCCAG